ATATTTTTATAAGTGTAACAACTGAGGTAGGTAAAAATACAAACGGATTCGCTGCACTTGGTAAAGTATTGGGAGGTGTTTTAACGCTTGTTATAACGCCTTTAAAAGCGGCTTTTGATGGTGTTAAATTAGTTATTAATGAAATACAATTAGCGTGGGAGAAATCCCCTTTGGGTGATAAGGACCAGACAACAATAAAAGAGCTAACCAAAAGCATCAATGAAACAAAAGATAGCTTATCACAAACGGGTAAAAACGCCGTACAAGCTGGCAAAGATATTTATAACAATTTCGGTGAGGCTGCGTCGTCAGTTGTTGATGTAGTTAGCGGTGTAGTTGAGAAGGCTAGCAAAATAAATGTTGCCGCTATTTACGAGCAATCAAAGGCGACAATTGCACTGCAAAATAATGCAAAGATTGCCGCCGCTCAACTTCAAGGACTTGTCGAGCAATACGATAGACAAGCCGAACAATTAAGGCAAGTAAGGGATGACGAATTCAAAAGCATTGACGAAAGGATCGCGGCGAATGATGCGCTCGGTAAGGTATTGGACGATCAAGAGAAGGCATTAAAAAGATTAGCAAATCAAAGGGTCGCCGCCGCCGCCGCTGAGCTTGCACAAAACAAATCAAGCGTTGAATTGCAAGCCGCATTGATTGAAGCGCAGAATGAAGTCGCTGCCGTTGAGGCTCAAGTCGCTGGGTTAAGATCGGAGCAGTTAGTCAACGCAACGGCTTTGACAAAAGAGCGGTTAGCTCTTGATCAAGCTATTGCGGCAAGTGAAAATAAATTGCTTATTGATAGAAAAAAGGCAAACGCTGAGCTTATAAAAGATGAGATTGAGAAGCTAAACACAAGTAGAAAAATAGCTCAAGAGGAATCAGAGATTGAATTAAAAAGGCTTCAAGATAATATAAATAATTCAAAAGCTGGTACTCAGGCGCGTGTTGACGCAGAGATTGCCTATGCAGAAAAAAAGCAGCAGATTGATCTTTCTTTACAAGCCTTAGACAATCAAATTGCGGTCGCTACTTATAAAAGAGAAATAGAGGTACTTGATAGGGTACAGACAGAAAGAGATATTGCTTTTCAAGTTAGGCTTGAAGCTCTTGATCAGGAACAGATACTTGTTCAAGAGGCTTTTGATAATAGATTAATAACAGAAAGCGAGTACACTCAAAAAGTTAAGTCATTAACTGATCAGCGTATTGCTTACCAAGATGCAGAACTTCAAGCTAAATTACAATATGCAAACGCAATAGGTGGTATATTATCAGGACTTTCTGGATTATTTGAACAAGGAACTGCGGCCGCAAAAGTTGCTGCACTTGCCGAGATTGCTATCGGTACTGGTACTGGTTTTATTCAAGGTTTAGATATTGCGCAAAAAAGTGCAAAAGCTGCTGGACCTGGTGCCGCGTTTGCTTTCCCTATTTTTTATGCTACTCAAATAGCAGCGGTACTTGGTGCGGCGTCAAAAGCCAAAAATATATTAACTCAAGTAAAAGGCGGATCTGGTGGTGGAGGTAGTATTGCTCCGCTTTCTGTTCCTACAATAAACGCTCAAGCTCCGCTAACAAGCCAAACGCAAACTACAAGAATAGATCAAGATCAAATCAATCAAATTGGCAATGTGGCCGCTAGGGCATACGTTGTTGAAAGCGATGTATCAAACGCTCAAGAGCGTGCGGATAGGTTGAATCGTGCCGCTACAATCATGTAAAAGTACACATACTCAAATTTTTATATTTATATCTATGGAATTGCCTATTTACGAACTAAGGATTCAAGAGGATTTGCAAGATGATGCGGAGGTGAGCTATATAGCAGTAGTTGACAAACCGGCCATCCAAAAAGATTTTTTAGCGTTTGAAAATCAAGAGTTTATCAATCCTAACAAGGGAGAGAGAAAGGATAATTTTTTGCCACGTTGTATATCTTACGTAATCAATGAAGGCAAACCAAGTGAGCAAGCCGTTGCGATTTGTAATTCAATATGGGAGGAGCATTTCGCTGAGGATTCATATAATGACTATCCTCAAAGCGCAAAAGACGCCGCCGAGCGTGGGATCAGACTAAACGAGCAAGTCAACAACAAATGCGCTACTCAAGTGGGCAAAGTAAGGGCGCAGCAAATCATGAACGGCGAGAATTTATCGAAAGAAACGATAAAGCGCACTTATTCATTCCTAAGCCGAGCGGCTGAGTATTACAACCCGGACGACACGGAGGCTTGCGGTACAATATCTTATCTGTTATGGGGTGGCGAATCTATGCTTAGATGGTGCGAAAGCAAGATGAATAATGATGATTTTGCGGAAGTGAACGCGTCAAAGTCTATGACTTTTGCAATACAGAACGAAGATAAGCATATCATATCTGGCCCGTTAATGCTAGCGGACGAGTTGATCTATCGTAATAACAAAAAGTTTGGTGAGCATTATGTAAAGTTTACGGCCGAAACAATTAAAGACATCGCGATAAAATTTGCAAAGAAAGGCTATCAACAGAATGTTAATTTAATGCACTCCTCAGATATGAAGCTAGACGGCTTCATTATGTTTGAGAGCTTCATTGTTGACAAAGAGCGTGGCATCATGCCAATGCAAGGCTTTGAAGATGCAAAGGACGGCTCATGGTTTGGTAGTTTCTACGTTGAAAACGAGCAAGCGTGGGATTTGATTAAGCAAGGCAAGGTTAAAGGCTTCTCTGTTGAGGGCTTCTTTGACTATGTAGTTCCACAAAATAAAGAGGTTAGCTACGCCGAGCGTAAGCTAGCAGAACTTGCCGAGATGTTAAAAGTACCTATTCACCAATAATTATATATATACAAGTATGGAAAATGCACAAACAATACTCGAGAAGGTTTCAGTATTCTTCTCTGAGCTAATAAACGCCGAAGATATGCCGAATGCATCAGGCGAGCCGGCAGCCGTTAAGATGATGGAGGCTAAGCTAAAAGACGGCACTATCGTAGAAGTTAGCGAGCTTGCCGTTGGCGGTATCGTTACAATCGAAGGTCAACCCGCACCAGTTGGAGAGCATGAGCTTGAAGATGGCGCGATAATTGTTTTGGGTGATAACGGCGTGATCATGGAGATCAAGCCAAAGCCTGAAACTATCGAAGTTGAGATTCCCGTTGTTGAAGATATGAGCGCAAAGTTTGCGGCTCTTGAAGCATCAACAAGCGAGAAGTTCGCAAGCTATGAGGCTAAGTTCGAAGCGTATGAGGCTAAACTTTCTCAAGCTAACAAAGTAATCGAAGGCTTAATGCAGATCAGCAAAATGCTCGTTGAGGCACCTCAAGCAAGCGCGGATCAAAGCGTAAAGACTTCAAACTCATTCGCATCACAAAAAGCTGATCCGAAAGAGGCGTTCAAAAAGTTTTCTGAATCAATTTGTTCATAATTAAAATTTAAAATAAAATGGCACTAGTATTTTCAAACATAAGCGCATACACTAAACAAGAGATTGCGCCGTTGCTTACCGAAGCGGTATTTTCCGCTAAAACACAAGAGCTGATCAAGGCTGGCGGTATCCTTTTACCAAAAGTAAAAAGCTCTGTTGCAGTTCCTAAGCTCGTAACAAATGCAAACTTCCAGAGTGATGCTTGCGGTTGGAACGCTTCAGGTTCAACAACCCTTTCTCAAGCTACTGTAACTGTAGGTAAAATCAAAATCGAAGAGGCAATTTGTCCTAAAGATTTCGAGGCTTACTTCTCTCAAGAGGCTTTGAAAGCTGGTTCTACTTACGAAGATTTCGGATGGGCTGAGTTCCAATCTAAGTTCGCTGAGCAGAAGAACAAAATGATTGCAAAGCAACTTGAAGTTGCATTGTGGCAAGGCGACACTGGTTCTGGTAGCGAAAACCTCAAGCGTTTTGATGGCTTGATCAAGTTGATCGATGCTGGCTCACCAGTTGATGCAAACGTTTCTGGTTATGTATCAGGTGCTCCTTTGGCTACTTTGACTGCTGCTAACATTGTTAGCGCTCTTCAAGGTATGTACAAAGCAATCCCAGTTGAAATTGTTGATGCTGACGATCTTCACATCTTCGTAGGTCATGATGTTTACAGACTTGCGGTATTGGCTTACCAAGCTCTTAACCTTTACAACTATCAAGTTGACGGAAGCGCAGACAGAATGTTTGTAATCCCAGGAACAAATGTTAAGTTGGCAGCGGTTAACGGATTGAACGGAACTGGCGATATGTACGCAACAACTTTGTCGAACATCGCTCTTGCCTTCGATCTTGAAGCTGAAGAGGACAACTACACTATCTGGTATTCTAAGGACAACAACGAGGTAAGATATCGTGTAGCTTTCAAACTTGGCGTAAATGTAGCTTACACTACCCTTTGCGTGAAGTTCAAGTCAGCTATCTAATTAATCAATAATCAAAAAAGGGCGGTGCAATAAACGCCGCCTTTTTTTTAAATTTTACAAATATGCCATGTGCAATAACAAGCGGATACACAATTGATTGTCGCGAAAATATCGGCGGCCTCAAAGCGGTATTCCTTATCGAATACGCTAACGTTTCGGGCGTTACCGAAGTTAGCGGCTTAGTAACTGGCCTCACAAAAGCCGTCGGCAAAAGATTCTACAAATTTGAAGTACCAAGAGCGGTGGCCAATACATCAAGCACCGGCACTGGTTCTGAAGAGAATGGTTCATTCTTTTACACTCATCAAGTTGTATTCCCTCTCAACAAAAGAGATAGCACTACTGCAAACGTGGTTCGCACTCTTGCTAAGAATAAGTTGATGGCGGTTACTCTTGATATGGATGGTAATTACAGAATGTACGGCCGCGGAAATGGTCTTTTTGTTGCAACAAGCGAGAGCGGAAGCGGAACTGCCGCTGGCGATCGTAACGGGTACAACATCACTTTGAGCGGTGTTGAAACTGACGACTTTTTGCAAGTTAGCTCGGCCGTTGGTCTAGCTCTTGAAACTGCCGGCTAAGATTTGAGATAAGCCGATAATATTAAAAGGCCCTACCTACTAATAGTGTGGGTGGGGCCTTTAAACATATAGTATGATTCATATATACAAAGGTCAAAACAACGAAATTATTTTCACTGGATTAGAGCTTGCGACTATTGTGAATCCATACTATTTGTTTATATTTACATCGGCAAATGAGGATGAAGTTAAGTTTGTAGGAACAAACATAAGCACGGACGCAAGGTATCAAAAGATAAGCGTATTAAACGCCGTGTTTAATACTAAAGAAAGCGGTACATGGAGGTATGAAGTGCGTGAGCAATTAAGCTCTTCAAATGTTGATCCCGCTTTGTCGGGCGGTGTTGTTGAGATGGGTTTCATGTACTTACACGACGCGACGGAGTTCGAGCCAATAGAATACGATTTGCAAGATAACGAGTTCAAAGCATACAATGGCTAAACAATACAATCTTATAAGAGTCGAGTTTGACCAAGCTCAACAACCAAAATTTGCCGAAAAGAAAGGCAAAAAATATGTTGAGTTCGGAGAGCGTAACGACTATCCTAATTACTTAATATCACTTTTTGGCGAAAGTCCGAAACACGGTGCGATCATCAAAGGTAAGGTTAACTACATTTTCGGTAAAGGTTTCGATGACGTTCCAAAGGCTGCGAATAGTCGCGGCGAATCATGGAATCAGATCATGAAGCGCGCCATCATGGACGACGAGATTCATGGCGGTTATTATTTACAAGTCATTTACAATGCACTTGGTCAGATTGCTGAAACATATCACATTGAATTTCAAAAGGTCAGAGCCTCAAAGGATCTGACAAGTTTCTATATTAAAGACGATTGGACGGCTAGCGACTTCAAAGAAAAGGCAAGGGAATACCCCGCGTTCAATCCAAACGAGCCTCAAGGCGCACAGATACTTTTTGTAAAGCAATACAACCCGAAGAGCGACGTTTACCCGTTGCCTTCGTATTTCCAGGGGTTGAATTATCTTGAGAGTGATATTCAGGTATCACGTCATATATTGGGCAATGCTAAAAACAATTTCGTAGCTACTAAGCTAATTAACTTCAACAATGGACTACCTCAAGAGGAAGAACAAGAGGAAGTTGAAAGGGATTTGAAGCGTAAGTTTCAGAATCATGACGGCGATAGGGTAGTGATTGCGTTCAACCCATCAAGGGAAAATGCGGTTGATATTCAAGACTTAGGCGAAACAAGCCTCACAAAAGAGGACTTTACAAATATTAATAACCTGATTCAGCAAGAGATATTCGCTTGTCATCAAGTTACATCACCAAGCCTTTTCGGTATTAAGACGGAGGGGCAGCTCGGCGGGCGTAACGAGATAAGAGATGCTTATCAGATCTTTCAGAATACATACGTTAATGAGCGTCAGCAAGAGCATGAGGCGAACTTCAACAAGTTAATGAATTTAGCGGGTATTCAAGGCGAGTATAAGATACTACCCGTTGAGCCGTTGAGCTTTGAATTTAGCGAGGCAATCATTGCGGCCAATATGACACGCGATGAAATCCGTGAGAAATTAGGACTTGAGAAGGATATGACGGCGGCTCCGGCGGTTGGTGTAGATGCTCAACCCGTTGCGGCGTCAAACGAAGCAATAAAGAATCTAAGCGGTAGGCAATATCAAAACGTCATGCGTATCGTTCGCCAATTCGGTAGCGGTAAGATCAACAAGCAGCAAGCGGCTTTGATGTTGAAGAGCGGTTTCGGGTTTAGTGATAATGACGTTAATACATTCTTAGGCATTGACGACGATCCACAAACGGAGGATATGGCGTTCGCATCCATGCAAGATGATTTGTTACTCAACGAATTTGCGGCGTGTGGTGATAACTTAGAAGATTTTGAGGTGCTTGAAACAAGGCAATTCAGCTCATTTGCTGACGAAGAGCTAGACAAGTTAAAAGCGAACGTGCTTGACTTGATAAGCAAGGACAAACGTATAACGCCCGAGATTATGGCTATCGTGTTGAATAAAGAGGTTGGCGCTATCAATATAGCACTCAAGGCACTTGCCGATGAAGGCTATTTAAAGACAATAGGCAAGGTTTTATCAATCCTAAACCCAAAGTATAAACCGCAAGAAAGAGTCTTAACAGAGCCTCTTAGGGATATCCCTGGCGGTGATAAAAGCACTACAACCGAGGTGCTTTTGCGATACACTTACGCTGGTCCTAAGGATTCACGCAATAGGCCATTCTGTGCGAGGATGTTGCAAATAGCCGAAAAGAAACTTTGGAGCCGTGCTGATATTGAGAATATAAGCGCGAGGCTTGGATACTCGGTATGGGATCGCAGAGGCGGTTGGTTCACTGAGCCTGACGGCACTCACCGGCCATATTGCCGCCATCGCTGGGAGGTTAAAGTAGTAACACGTAAAAAATAAAGAATGAGCCTAAATATACTTTTCATAAATGAATCACTTGTAAAGAGCCGCACTGCGATAAGCGATGCAATCGATGGCAAACAAATCAAGCCTACGATCAAGCTTGCTCAAGATAAGTACATTTTGCCTTGCTTGGGTTCTAACCTTTACAATCGTTTGCAAGCGGGTATTGATGCTGGTAACTTGAACGTTGATGAAAAGACATTGCTTGATGACTATGTAACGGATTCGCTTTTGTGGTTCACAATTGGCGAAATGGTTGTGATGACATCATACCAATTTTTCAGCAAAGGCGTAATGCAAAAGACGGCTGAGGAAAGCATCTCACCAAGCAAGGGGAATTTGGAGCTTATCCAAAGGACTTACATGAGTAATGGTGAGTTTTACAAAACTAGGCTCATTGATTATTTGAGAGAAAATAGCGAACTTTACCCCGAATATTTGGACTATGGAGCGGGCTTGGATGTTATTGCTCCACAGTTGCAATCATATACTTCACCGATATATTTAGGATATAAAGGTAGGAGGCGTAGAGCGTCAAACTTAGATTTCCCTTATGAAAATACGGAGCTATAAAAAAGAGTTCATACTCAAAGTAAAAGAGAAGTTCAATGACTTACAACCAAGTAGTAAAAGAGATAAAGACGATACTCGAAAGCCACGCAATGATCAAGAGCGTGCGCAATGCTACGCCGCGGGAGTGGTTGTTCGCCGATGAGCAGCCGATATTTCCAATATCATGTTTCGCTATCAATAGCGGATCGTTGAACGTAGGTAGGGAGCAAGTCTACAATATCACGCTTTGGTTTTTGGACAAGTCGGGCATGGAGGCTGAATTTGAAACAGACGTTTGTAGCGATCAACTTCAAATCGCGGCAGACATTGTGAGCAAGTTAAGGAACGGAGCGAATCCGTGGATATTAGACAACAACATCACATATAACCTTGTATTGGATAAGTTCGAAGATTATTTGAGTGGCGTTGAACTGACAATAAACATGACAACGATAAGCGACTTTGACGCTTGCGATATACCTTTAAACAATTAATATAAATGTTATACATTCAACAATTTGCTAATCTTAACGGGGTGTATGAAACCAAAGACACTTGGTGGCAAGCTATATGCGAGAGCCAAGGTATCTACGAGCCAGTGAACGGCTCATGGGTGCAAGCACTTGCAGAGAGCCAAGGTGCAACGGACGTAAGCAATGGCACATGGGTACAAGCACTTGCCGAAGCGATGGGGATTACTTTAAATGGTACATGGCTGCAAAGTTTAGCGGAGCAAGGTAGCTTCAAAAGTTATGCGTATAAGACGCGCGTACTTGCGGACGGCGGCACTGTTGAGGGGTATATTTGTTTAGTAAATAAATTAAAAGTTATACTATGAGTTTTTACGATGACGCCTCGATTGTATTGATACCGAGCGGGTATAAGACAAGCAAACTATACTCACAAAAGCCAACGGACGGCAGCGGTGATTTGTCATTCACCCGTACTGGTTCAACCGCTACGCGCGTGAATGAGAGCGGACTTATTGAGAGGTGTAGGACGAATCAATTATTGTATTCTCAAGATTATACAAATGGAGTTTATGTAACTGGCGGTTATGGAAACCTTCCGACTATTACCGCAAATTCAATAGCTAATCCAATAGACGGCGTTCAAAATGCATCAACTGCTAATTTTTTAGCTGCTGGAACTCAAGCAAGACTTTTGCAATTAAAAAGTTCGTTGCCAATAGGTGTTACACATACTTATTCAATATATGCAAAAGCTGGGACAAAAACATCATTTGTATTATATTCAGAAACCGCAAGTATTGGCATTAGTGCTACATTCAATCTATCGAGTGGCGTTGTTACAAGTCCAACAAATTGCACGGCATCAATTGTAGCATTATCAAATGGTTGGTATCGTTGCATAATAACAAGCAATATTGTTGCAAGTGGAAACGGTCAATATGGTATTGTTTCAGGTATTGGAGCAGATGGGACTTTGTATTTATACGGATGGCAACTCGAAATCGGCGACATCGCCACCGACTACATCTCGACAACATCAGCCGCCGTAACGGTTGGCCCTATCGCTAACCTCCCACGCCTTGACTACACTGGTGGTGGCTGCCCGAAGTTATTGATGGAGCCGACAAGGACGAATTTAATTACTTATTCGGAGCAATTTAATAATGCGGCTTGGGTAAAGGTTTCAAGTACTGTATTGGCAAATCAAATATTATCAATTGATGGGTATGTAAATTCAGATTCTATAAAAATAAATTCAGCAGGTGGCGGAGTTTATCAAAATGTTACTGCTCAAAACTATTCAGCAGGTGCATCTTATACTTTTAGTATTTTTATAAAATCAAATCTTAGAGCATTATCTTGGGCTGGTGCAACGCCAGCAGGTACAAATATATACTCAATACAAGATTATGGTAATGGTTGGTATAGGCAAATTTTAACTAGAACATTTACAAATGCTGGGACAAATGCAACTATTCAACCGCTTTTATCCTCAGATGAATTAATTGGAACAAACTTGTTTTATGCTTACGGCGCCCAGCTAGAAGCCGGCTCCTACGCCACATCATACATCCAGACGTTCAATGCGAGTGTTACGAGGAATGCGGATAGTGCGAGCAAGACGGGGATAAGCTCACTTATTGGGCAAACGGAGGGTACGGTATTTTTAGAAATTAATACTGCAACCCTACAAAGTTACACTCAAAGGGTTTTCACGTTATCAGATAGTACAACAAATAATATAATTGGAATACAATTAAATGTATTCAATGAACTTGTTTTTTATGTTGAAAATGGAGGTGTTAATCAAGCTTTAATTGTAAAATCTGCGCCAGCAGTTACATTTGGCCAAAATGTAAAGATTGCTATAGCTTATAAATTAAATGATTTTGTTTTCTATGTAAATGGATCACAAGTTGGAACAGATACAAGCGGAACAGTTCCAGCAACAAGCGCCTTGCGTTATGCTGAAGCAAATGATACAGCTCCGTATATTGGTAAAATAGCTCAAACTATTTTATTCAAAACCCGCCTTTCAAATTCCGACCTCGCAACCTTAACAACTCTTTAATATGAAGTTTAGAAAATACGAAATGACAGACGCTCAATGGAAAACACAAAGAGCGAAGATAGAAAAAACGGATAGCGAAGGGAATAAGTATTGGGATAATGAAAAAACCGCCTCCGTCATTGAGCTTGGGCATTTGGTCATAACGCCAGGAACTTATGACGAAGATGGCAATGTAATAACAGATCCAGTCCTTAGCGACAAAATGGCGATTGATATTATATGGCAAAATGACGAAGTGAGTGGATTTGCTACGTACAAAGTATGGCCCGCGCCGGTTGGAGTGCATTCCTTTGGATACGACATTGATAGCGAATATGCCGCCGAGTATTACAAACTATTTCCTCAACCCGAGCCGCAACCATTTGAAATAAGATGACAAACCATTTCGACCAAACGAGTTTAGGCCTTTGTGGAGCGACGATATTTTTAAAAGTAGTATCGGAAGTATCAATGCAAGACGGTACATTTTTTTTAACCGGACTAGCTGCCATTACAACGATTATTTATAACATTCAAAAGATGATCCGCGAATGGTCCAAAAAATGAAGTGGTCAAACTATTTCAAGCCAACGCCGAAGCGTGTGAAGGTTTTTGGCGATAGCCTAGCCGCGTCCGCTATGTTCATTGCAACGATAACAATGGTCAGCGGGTATGAGAAAATAGCTATCGGCGTAGCGGTTACGGGTATGGTGGGGAAATTTTTATCAAACTTTTTTGCGGATGAAACTAACTAATTTAATAGCTTTTATTTTGACGGCGATAGTCGCCGTAAGTTGCAATCCGATTAAACAAATAATGAAGAATCAAGCGAAGTTCAACCTCATTAAAGACGAGGTGATCCGTCAAGGCTTCTGTGCTAACGATACGACAATCATAACGGCAAGCGATACGCTTATTCAATACGACACTACAATCCAAAAGGAAACTGAGATCCTTACAATCGGAGATACAGTGTACGTAACAAAGTGGCAAACGCGCGACATTGTTAAAAAGCTAACTATTCGTGATACTATCAAAAGCGTAGTGGTTGACAATGCACGGATTCAAGTGTTACAAGCAGATTACTACAAAATGAAGTCAACTGCGGACGAATGGAAACAAAAGGCCCAAGAGCGGTTGAGTTATTTGATACTCGCCATCGTCATCGTTGGTCTATGGTTATTCTTTAAATTCAAGCCATGAAGCTAAACAAAGCCGGAAAGGATTTAATCAAGTCATTTGAAGGGTTGAGGTTATCGGCCTATAAATGCTCTGCCAATAAAGAAACAATCGGCTTTGGGAATACGTTTTATGAGGATGGCTCACCCGTTAAGATGGGGGATACAATCACAAGGGAAAGGGCGGATTCACTCTTTGAACTTATTGCTAATAGCTTCGCAGAGCGTGTGCGCCGTGAGGTTAAGACAATACTCACGGATAATCAATTCTCGGCCTTAGTGAGCATTGCATACAATATCGGCATCGGCAACCTACAAAAATCTACGCTTTTGCGTAAAGTCAATTTCAACCCGAACGATCCATCCATCCGCACCGAGTTTATCAAATGGAACAAAGCTGGTGGCAAGGTGCTTGCCGGACTAACGAGGAGGCGTGAAGCTGAGGCGAAACTTTATTTTTTAGATTAAAAAAGGCTTTTTAATTTACGCGCAAACTTTACCATGACGAAAAGAAAGCGTCTGTACTTTGACTTGGAATCAAGTCCGAATATCGGTTTCTTTTGGGAAGCTGGCTATAAAAAAAACATCGATAGCTCAAACATAATCAAAGAGCGCGGGATCATTTGCATTTGTTACAAATGGGAGGATGCAAAGGACGTTCACGCTTTGCAATGGGATCACAAACAAAACGACAAGAGGATGCTCGAAGCGTTTATAAAAGTGGCCAACGAAGCGGATGAGCTTGTCGGGCATAACGGGGATAGATTCGATCTTGCGTGGATAAGAACGCGTTGTTTGTTTCATGGTCTGTCAATGTTCCCAAAATATACAACAATCGATACGCTTAAAATAGCAAGGCAAAAGTTTAAATTCAACTCAAATAAACTCAACTACATTGCGGACTTTTTAGGCTTCGGGCAAAAGATTAAAACGGACTTTTCATTGTGGCGAAATATCGTACTTAATAAGGACCCAAAGGCAATGGCCGACATGATTAAATATTGCAAGAAAGATGTTGTGTTATTAGAGAAAGTTCACAAAGAACTAGCTAAACACATGGAGGCAAAAACACACTATGGCGTTGTATTCGGAGCGCATCGTGGTAGCTGCCCAGAATGTGGTAGTGATGAACTTGTAAAGCAAAGGGATAGGGTGCTTGCGAGCGGACTAAGGCGGATTATTTATAAATGTAACACGTGTGGTAAATACTCACAAAAAACGGACAAATGAAACCGATAAAAGTATTTAGCACCGGTAAGATACATGATGTTGACTTATATCTCAAATTGCAAGAGATTGAGGCGAACAATCCTAACTTCAAAGGATGCCCTAACGAGTTCAAACCTAATCGCGATTGGTGGGTGATGCTTAATACTAAGGGCGTGATCATTGCGTATTGCGGCTCTATTTATAGTGAGGGGATTTGCATATTCAATCGTGCATGGGTGCGCAAACAATATAGAGGCAAAGGACTGCATAAAAAAATGATACAAACGAGATTACGGGCCGCAAAGCGCAAGAGCGGTGTGGCAATCACATATACAATAACAACCAATTTTGCAAGCGCAAACAACTTAATATCATGTGGCTTTAAACTTTATGAGCCGGTGTATAAGTACGGAGGCGATGCGTTATACTTTATAAAATACTTATGATAACAGACAAAGAGTTTCTACGCACCGAGCTTGAGATGGGCATCGGTTTTGGCAATCCGCAATTTGAAGCACTAGCCGCCATGACGGCGGACCAGGTCAGAGGCTTAGGTCATACGCTTTTGGACTATGGAGCGGGTACGGGAGTATATGCAAAAGCATTTCACCAGGCTGGTTTTGACGTTTTTATATGCGAACACTTTGACGCTCATAAAGAGTACATCCGTGAACATCAACCACATTTGAGGATAATAGATGAGCCAATAACAACTGATATAATGGCGTTTATTGAAGTGGCCGAACACATGACAGATAAAGAGCTTAACGCTTTATTTAAAAAGATCAAGCCTGAGTACATACTATTCAGCTCGACAAGTCAAAAAACGGCCAATGACGAGGCCTGGGGCCATATTAATGTAAAGGAGCAAAGCGAATGGGATGCTTATTTTATGGGCAAAGGATATGACATTTTAAGGCCCTTAACCATACCCACAACGTGGGCTAAGATATATAAAAGAGGATAGTTTTTCATGTTTTGATGTTTACCCCTGGCTTGTCTAAGTCGGGGGTTTTTATTTGGTTATATATTATGAAAATAAATATTTCAAAATAATTAAATAAATATTTGGTATTTAAAAATAATGTATTATCTTTGATATATCAAACAAACAAAAACAAAACAACATGAAAAATTCAATCAGACTTTATGAAGGATCTTATCAATTTTTTTCTATTGAATCAGAATTAAATATTTCATCTGATTTTTTACAAATGAAATTAGCTAAACAAATGGAATATAGAAAAACAAATGAAAGTCTTTGGGGTGAAATAATTAATAATGGAGAAATAAAAAGATATAAATTAAATTATGATTTTAATAATATAGAAGAAATTAAATTTAATTAATCAAACGGGGTGCAGCATCCGATCAACTGCAAAAAATAAAACAAACAAACATGGAAAAATCAATCACCTTTGTAATGCTCCCCGAACGCCTTGAGTACGTAAAATCAGAAATTAAATCCGACAGATTAAAAGCAGAGCCTATAACCGGCGAATCAAACTTAATGCGCGTAACAATCGACAACTTCGATTCAATGGATTTGCTATCAATCTACGCCGCTGGTGTTCGTTATGGTATCAACGCAATGTATTCACGTTTAAAATAACAATAATGAAAAACGCAAAAACGATTGTAATTTGGGTAGTTATTATCTTAATAATGGCCACCGCCGATTCATGGTTCAACTTTTAAAAACTAAAACAAAATGCAGACACAGATTAAACAAGAGCGACAACGCAAACGACTATCAAGAGAGAAACTAGCAAACCTTGCCGGTGTTACGGGAGGCACAATCTACCGAGCTGAAACAACGGGCAAAATCACATTCACAAACTATCAACGCATCGTAAAAGCACTTCAAGACTATGACAATAACACTAATTGCATTAGCAGTAACTAGCATCGCTCTTTGGCTATATTACGAATCAAACGTAAAGACAGAGGATGAGCCTAAGAAAGTACAATCAAGGTATCAAAAATTTAAAGTACCTTCGCAGTTCTGGGATGACTACAATAAAATCAATTTCTATATTCACGATATGGGGATTGACGAGTGCGAAAGGGTTAAATACATGATTGATGACTTTTCGTATAAATACGCCGAGATCATGGAATACAAAGTGTTTATTGATAGTTTAGGCAATCTGATTACAAGTTATTATTCACGTGAGAAATTTCTTTTACAATTTAAAATCAAATAAAAATGGGATTACAAAACAATCAAAGTTCAGGAGTATTTTTGCAAATTGCAAATGGCAAATTGGTTAGACAATTCAAGCAACCAACTGACAAATCTGTATCACGTATCAACAAGTTGCAGCGTGAAGTTCACGAAGAGTTTTACGATAGCTTGACGGGTTATGTTACAGATGTTAAAACAAAAGAGAGCGAGTATGGTAAGTTCTGGGTTGTAACTGTCAAAGATGACGAAACAAGTTACTTCCTAGAAATGAAGTATTCAAGCGGATACGCCGTTTCCTTCTTAAAGGCTTTGCCTAATACTGACATCAATCAAGTTATGACAATCACTCCACGCTTAAATATTGACGGAGATAAAAAACAAAGCGTTATATTTATCAACCAAAACGGATCAGGTATCAAGCATTTCTGGACAAAGGACAATCCTAAAGACTTGCCACAAATGAAGAAAGTAAAAGTCAAAGGCGTTGAAACATGGGATGACACTGATCGCATGGAGTACCTTGAGCAATTCATTAAAGAGTTTATGAGCGTCAAAGTTAGCGATGACGAAGCACCTTTCTAGGCATTTCAATGCAGTTTTGGTTGGGTTAAATATGGTATCTACGTCCAAAAGGTTGGCAAATGAGCGGTTCGATCCCGCTACGTAGAGCGAACAAAAACAAAAAACATGAAACAATTTAACATCACAAAAGACAGAATCGAGTTTATTGATGCCAGGTTCTACCTCTCACCTTCGGGCAATTACGTGCCATCTGTTACAACAATCCTTGACGCTTACCCTAAGGATGCTGCGTTTTACAAATGGCTTAAAGACGTGGGGCAAGATGCCGATACGATCCGCGACGAAGCGGGGCGCAGAGGCTCCAACGTACACGATATGACGGAGCGATACGATGCGGGCGAAGAGGTTACGTTCATAAACGATCAAGGCTGGCCCGCTTACAAAATGAGTGAGTGGTCAATGTTTGAGCGTTACGTTGAGTTCAGCAATACCATAAAGCCGACAATCGACATGATGGAGGCGCATATGATAAGCGACAAGCTAGGGTTTGCCGGTACTTTGGATAGGGTTGTCGAAATTGATGGAGAGAAAATACTACTCGACATTAAAACAAGCAATTCGCTCCAGCCTACGCATTGGCTTCAACTTTCAGCCTATAATGAGCTGATCAAAGAGAATGGCGTAAAGGTTGATAAAGTCGGCATACTATGGCTTAACGCAAAGACACGCACAGAGGGTAAGAAAGGCGCAATTCAAGGCAAGGGATGGCAGCTTGTAACAAAGGACATTGAGGTAGTGGCAGAGGATTGGGAGGTGTTCCAAACAACATATAAGCTATGGCAAGCAATCAACAACGACATCAAGCCTCGCAATCTTTCATATCAATTAAAACATCAGAAATGACAACAAAAGAAAAAGCATATCAATTAATAGAAAGTTTTGCTGAAACAATTGAACCAATAAGAATAGATGTTTTAGTAGAAAGAAATTGGAATAATGCTAAACAATGTGCATTGTTAACAGTTGATGAACTTATTGATCATTGCAATTATGTTAATAAATGGTATTGGGAAGAAGTAAAACAACAAATAGAATTATTATGAGCGATTTCACAGTTACTTACAACACAGACAAAATAGTCTATTCAGTGGTTAAAAAGTTCAACGAGCGCAGCCAAGCCGGGCAAAAAAAATACGGGACCACTTTAAACCGTGAAGATTTGACACGCCTTGAATGGATCAATCACCTTCAGGAGGAGCTTATAGATGCAATCCTTTATTGCGAACGCTTAAAACAAGAACTACATGACAAGCACGAAAATATGTACTAGATGCAAAAAAGAAAAGCATCGCGACGAGTTTAAAAAGGATTACGCCCTTTTGGACAATCGACGATCGCAATGTAAAGAGTGCGACAATAAGCTAAGCAAAGAACGAAGGGATAAGATTAAAGCGGATAAAAAATACGATTTAGTATGACACAATTAAGGGATTATCAGGTAGAGATAAGCGATAAGGCGGTCAAGATATTGCGCAGATATAAAATGGTATATTTAGCAATGGAGGTGCGGACGGGTAAAACGCTTACAAGCCTTGCAACGGCGTATCTATTCGGAGCAAAACGAATACTATTTGTAACTAAAAAGAAAGCCATTGATGACATCGTACATCAAGCCGCGAGCCTTCAATTCAATATGCAAGTGTTTGTTGTTAATTATGAGCAGTTGCACAATGTTGAGTATGGTTGGGATTTGGTGATAATCGACGAAGCGCACTCGCTTGGTGCTTATCCTACGCCGTCCATACGCGCAAAGGAGTTGAAGCGGATTTGCGTAGCTACGCCGATAATATACTTATCAGGCACTCCAACGCCCGAAAGCTATTCTCAGATCTATCACCAATTATGGGTATCTACATTTTCGCCTTTCGCATTTCACAAAACGTTTTATAAATGGGCCGTTGACTATGTGAACGTATCTAAAAAGTGGATTGGCGGCCATGCTCACAATGACTACTCAAACGCTGACAAATCTTTAATTGATGGCATGATCAAAGAGCTATTCGTTACATACACTCAACAAGAGGCGGGCTTTGAATCGCTTGTTCAAGAGGAGATACTCTATGTAAAAATGGAGCCTTCAACCTATGCCCTGGCGAATAGACTAAGGATCGATAAGATAGTAACTAATAAAGACGGCGAAAGCGTGATTGCCGATACGGGAGGTAAGTTAATGCAGAAACTTCATCAAATATATAGCGGATCGGTTATTGTCGATGAGCCTACACGAATATATAAATGCTTTGACTATTCAAAAGCCGAGTTCATTCGTGATTACTTTAAAGGCAAAAAGATTGCTATATTTTACAAATTCGCCGCCGAGCTTGCGGCCCTTAGTTGGGTTATGGGTGAAGAGATTTGTTTTACGCCCGAAGAATTTAATAATGGTAAAAGCAATATATTCGCATCGCAGATATTATCAGGTAGGGAGGGGATTAACCTAAGTACGGCCGATGCGCTTGTGTTTTACAATATCGACTTTTCAGCTACAAGCTACTGGCAAGCGCGTGCAAGGCTACAAACAAAGGACAGAGAGAAAGACGCTCAGATATATTGGATATTTAGCGAAGGCGGTATTGAGGATAAGATATATAAAGCGGTCTGCAATAAAAAGGATTATACATTAAGCCACTTTAAAAATGATTATAAATAAATAACCATGCCAGACATTACAAAATGCCTGGGTACTGATTGCCCATTAAAGGAACAGTGCTATCGCTTTACTTCAAAGGCTGACGAGTATCAAGCGTTCTTTGTTGAAGTACCTTACAAAGATGGCAAGTGCGAAATGTTTTGGGGGGATAATAACGAAGAGATATTTAAACAATTGCAAGATATTATTAATACTAAATAAACAAAAAATGAGCGACATTATCAACAACGAACAAGATCCAATCGTGGCCTCGGTATTGCAAAAATATAGCGATAGATCAAAGCAAGGGATTATAAACTACGGCATGACAATGGCCGAAAATAACCTATCATTTGACGAATGGCTCACCCATCTCCAGGAGGAGTTAATGGATGCGACTTTGTATATTGAAAGGATTAAAAAATTTGATTTAAAATAAAGTGTAATTAAAAGCACATTTATTCGGATTTTGTACGATTTATGACACATTATTTGACATAAAAAAAACTTTAAAAAGCAAGCCTTTTACATTTATAGTCGCAAAATGCGACCACAACGGCAAGGGAATGCGGTCATATTAACGATATAAAAAACTGTGGTTAGTAATAAAAAACGTTAATATTGTGGGTTCGATTCCCTACCTTGCCCGAATCAAAAAAACAAAACATGGAACTTAGAACGACAAAATTTGATGTTACCGCCGATAACATCGGTTATTACTTAGGCATCCCCGTTGATATTGAAATTGATTATTGGACTGAAAGGCATGATGAAAAGGTCATTGCATGGTATCTTGAGATTGAATCTTCAAAAGATGGTATGCCGTTTATCAAAACACGATTCCAATATATTAACATAACTATTCATTGGTCAATTGATAAGGACGATCTTGACGATGATCAATTCGTAAGGCTTAAACTTAATCACGATGTTGAAGAGAAACGTAACACGCTTGAGGGTTCAATAATGATATACACAATCCGCGAAAAGGATAAGAACTGGCGTGTTGATTTCAATATTGATATAATCGGAGGCAATGGGTACTCTGCGCATATAGACTTTTTGGAAAATAAAATTGAGATAATATGACGCATGGCTCACTATTTAGCGGAATAGGAGGCTTTGACCTGGCGGCTGAATGGATGGGATGGGAGAATAAATTTCATTGCGAATGGAATGAGTTTGGTCAGAAAGTCCTTCATCATTATTGGCCTGAAGCAGAATTATTTACAGACATCACAAAATCAGATTTTACTAAATATGCAAACAGAATTGATATTCTCACAGGAGGTTTCCCATGTCAACCATACTCAAGCGCAGGAAAACGACTCGGCAAAGAAGATGACCGACATCTCTGGCCGCAAATGCTTAGAACAATTAGAGAAATTCAACCGCGTTGGGTTGTGGGCG